GTTTGATACATTTGCTGTGTTTGTGGTGTTTGTGGTGTTTGTGGTGTTTGTGGTGATTGATGTTGATAATGATGTTGAATTTGATTATTTCGATTATTATTATTATTATTTCTTTTTTCTGCTAAATTAGATAAATAATTAAGTGATTCGTTAAAATCAGATGAAAACTTAAATATATCAGTAGTATCTTGATTATTAACTTTTTCTTGTTGTCTTTCTTTATGATCTCTTATTTTTTCTAATAATTTTTTTTTCATTATATTTGGTGAAACAATCGGTGTTGGTTTATTTTTTTTTGTTTTTGATTTTGATTTTCCACTTTTTGATAATGAAAATAATTCTGGATTTACATTAATAGTTTTTTTTAATGATGACATTGAATAACATATAGACTTTATTTCAAATAATAAAACCAAAAATAATAAATAGTATAAATACATTATTAAAACTATTTAAAATTGAAATATCATAGTCATTATGGTGGACCATAATAAAATTATAGAAAGTATGTCAACTGTTATTAATAATGAAATGAAATTGCAGGAGTATTTTAATGAAGATAATTATATAGAAACACCTTGGAATATAATAGAATCTTACTTTAAAGGTCGTTATTTAGAAAAATTAGTAAGACATCAATTAGAATCATATAATATGTTTGTAAATTATCAGATACAAAGAACAATTGATATGTTTAATCCAGTGCGTATTGTATCAGAACAAAATTTTGAACCAAATTCTAATAAATATTCACTTGAAATATTCATAACTTTTACTAACTTTCAAATTTATAGACCACAAATTCATGAAAATAATGGTGCTACTAAGTTGATGTTTCCTCAAGAAGCAAGATTACGTAATTTTACTTATGCATCCCCCATGACAATTGATCTTAATATTAAATATATTGTAAGAACTGGTGATAACTTAGAAAACACACAGACTTCTTACAAAACAATTTCACAAATACATATAGGTAAATTACCTATTATGTTAAAATCAACAATATGTGTCCTTTCACAATATAATTATATGAGCACTGATATCACAGGTGAATGTCGTTACGATGCTGGTGGATATTTCATTATAAATGGTTCAGAAAAAACTGTTCTTGGTCAAGAGCGTGCAGCAGAAAATAAAATATATTGTTTTAATGTATCTAAAAATAATACAAAATGGACTTATACTGCTGAAATTAAATCAGTTCCTGATTTTAAATGTATTAGTCCAAAACAAATAAATATGATGGTATCTTCAAAAAATAATGGTTTTGGTTATGGTATTTATATTCAAATACCTCGTATGAAAAATCCAATACCAATTATAGTCGTATTTAGAGCACTTGGTCTTATATCGGATAAAGAGATATGTAAAAAAATATTACTTGATATTGATATTGAATATAATGAAGAATTATTAGAATTCTTAAAAGGTTCTCTTATTGATTCAAATAAAGTTCTTACCGAAGAATTAGCTATCGAATATATGACAAATAATGTTATGTTTACACCTATAAATATGACAAAAGAAGATGGTCAACAAAAAAAATACGAATTTGCGTGTGATATTCTTAATAATGATTTATTCCCACATTGTAGAACAAAAATACAAAAAATATACTTTCTTGGTTATATGGTAAATAAACTTATTAAAAGTGCGCTTGGTAGAATACCACTTGATGATAGAGATTCATATTTAAATAAGCGTATTGATTTAACTGGAACATTATTAAATAATCTATTTCGTAATTATTTTAATAAATTAGTGAAAGATATGCAGAAACAAGTAATACGTGAAATTAATACAGGTTCATGGAAATCCTCTGGTGATTATATTAATATTATAAATAAAACAAATATCTATAAAATAATTAAGTCAACTACAATTGAAAATGGTATTAAAAGAGCATTAAGTACTGGTGATTTTGGTATTAAACATTCAGCAAATAATACAAAAGTTGGTGTTGCTCAAGTATTAAACCGATTAACATATGCTTCAAGTCTTAGTCATTCAAGACGCATAAGCACACCAATTGATAAAAGTGGTAAGCTTGTTCCACCACGTATGTTACATAATTCAAGTTGGGGTTATTTATGTCCTGCTGAAACACCAGAAGGTCAATCTGTTGGTGTAGTAAAAAATTTAAGTAATATGACACATATTACAGTTCATTCAGACAGTGAACCTATTTATGAATATATTAAAAATCTTATATATAATTTTGAAGATATAAAAGAAGAAAAAGAATTATATGGAAAAGTAAAATTATTTGTTAATGGGACATGGATGGGTATTGTAAAAAATGATGCTTACGAATTATATTTAGATTTAAAAGATAAAAAACAAAAAGGTATTATAAATATTTATACATCAGTTATATTTAATATTCAAAATAAAGAAATACGATTATGTAACGATGCTGGACGTTTAACACGACCTCTATTACGTGCAAATAAAAATAATTTAATAATAACACCCGATATTGTAAATAAATTAAAAATAAGTGAAATGAATTGGGATGATTTATTTGTTAATTCAAAAACAAATGAATCATGTCTTGAATATATTGATCCAGATGAACAAAATTTATCAATGATTGCTATGAATCCAACAAAATTATTTAATCAGTTACAATACAATTATACACATTGTGAAATACATCCAAGCACTATATTTGGTATTCTTGCTTCTTGTATTCCATTCCCTGAACATAATCAATCACCAAGAAATACATATCAATGCGCACAATCAAAACAATCTATGGGTGTTTATGTTACTAATTATGCTAATCGTATGGATAAAACAGCGTATGTATTAAATTATCCAATGAGACCTCTTGTAGATACCCGTCTTATGAATCTAATACAAATTAATAATATACCTTCTGGAAGCACAGTAGTTGTCGCAATTATGACACATACAGGATATAACCAAGAAGATAGTTTATTATTTAATAAAGGTTCTATTGACCGTGGATTGTTTCAAGCAACAATATATCATACTGAAAAAGATGAAGATAAAAAAGTAAATGGTGATGAAGAAATAAGATGTAAACCTGATGTTTCTAAAACAAAGGGTATGAAATTTGCTAATTATAACAAAATTAATAAAGATGGTGTTGTTCCAGAAAATACATTATTAGAAAATAGAGATGTAATTATAGCAAAAGTTGTTCCTATAAAAGAAAACAAAAATGACCATACAAAAGTAATAAAGTATGAAGATTTCAGTAAAACATTTAGAACAGACCAAGAAACATATGTAGATAAAAATTATATTCATAGAAACGGTGATGGGTATAATTTTGCAAAAGTAAGAACACGTGAAGTTAGAAAACCTGTTATTGGAGATAAATTTTCAAGTAGACATGGACAAAAAGGAACTATTGGTAATATTATACCTGAAGAAGATATGCCTTTTACTAAAAATGGTATTCGTCCTGATATTATAATTAACCCTCACGCTATACCTTCACGTATGACAATAGGACAACTTAAAGAAACACTATTAGGAAAGGTATTAGTTGAATTAGGATTATATGGTGACGGAACCAGTTTTGGAACATTAAGTGTTCAAGATATAGTAAAAGAATTATGTAAATTAGGATATGAATCATATGGTAATGAAATCTTATATGATGGATTAACAGGTGAACAAATTGAAACAAGTATATTTATAGGTCCTGTATTTTATCAACGACTCAAACATATGGTTGCTGATAAACAACACAGTCGTTCTATAGGTCCTATGGTAAATTTAACAAGACAACCTGCTGAAGGTAGATCAAGAGATGGTGGGCTAAGATTTGGTGAAATGGAACGTGATTGTATGATATCACACGGAGCAAGTCGATTTACAAAAGGTAGAATATATGATGCTTCTGATAAATTTAGTGTATTTACATGTAAAAAATGTGGGTTTATTGTAGCTTATAATGATGAATTAAGTATTCATCAATGTCGTGTATGTGATAATAGAACAGATTTTGCTTATAATGAAATTCCTTATGCTTGTAAATTATTATTTCAAGAATTAATATCAATGAATATAGCACCACGTATAATGACTGAAAATTAGTTAAAAATAATAAAAATGATAAAACATAATATATAAAATTTTTTAATATTATGTTAATTTATAATATGAGAACTAATGGTCATGTTTTAAATATGTTTTTTAGTACATCCGATAGAAAACAAGTAGTAAAATCATTTAATAGTAAGGATTTGAAAAATAGTAATGATACCAAAATAGCATTAACACCATTTCGTGTAGCAAACAATGCTGGTGATTTACTAATGCGTCAAAATTATTCTTGTGGTGGTTCAAATCAATTATCAAATTCAAGACGCAGACAATCAAATGGTATGTTTAGAGGTGGAAGAAATGATCAATGTGATACTTCAAACGTAGAAGCAGCAAGTTGTAATCCAAAATATGTATATGATTCTTCCGATTATTCAAGATTTAAAAAATTATCTGCTACACAAAAATCTTTTAGTGATACTTCTTTTGGTGGTTCTAATCGTGGTAGTCAAAGTGCTATGCGTAGGGTAAGATAAATTAATTTTTATATTTGTTTATATTATAATGAACAAATATTTAGCAGAATTTACAGGGGCATTATTGTTTGTATACGTAATATTAGCAACAGGTAATCCTATTGCTATTGCCATCGCTTTAGGCTTAGCTATAATGGTTACAGCACCTATTTCAGGTGGTCATATTAACCCAGTTGTTTCTATTGTAATGTCAGTTCTTGGTAAATTACCACGCAATGAACTATTACCATATGTCGCATCACAAGTAGCAGGTGGGTTATTTGCTCTTGAATTATTTAAACGTGTTAAAGTCTAAAAAAAATGATTAATAATATTTATATTAACCATTTTTTTATTTTTATATTTATATAATTTATATGAATATTGTCAACAGTATTACATCACTTGCTGGATTTACACCAAAAATTGGTGGAAAAAAAACTATGAGAAAAACTATGAGAAAAACTATGAGAAATAAAAGTTTATGTAAAGGCGCGCGTGTAGAAAAACCTAATAAATGTAAAAAAATAAAAGGTTGTAAAGTAGCAAAAGGAACAAAACGTGTATTCTGTAGAAAAACAAAAAATAAATCTATGAAAAATAAATCTATGAAAAATAAATCTATGAAAAATAAATCTATGAAAAATAAATCTATGAAAAATAAAAAATAAATATTATAAATTTAGATTTCCTAACTTATAATATTAAACAATTATTTTTTTATAAAATAACTATAACCCATATATATTCCAACACAAGATATAGATAATAAAAAAATTTGACTTATTGTATCATCTGGTAATTTTGATTTTTTCCGTATTGTTTCATCAAGTATTATCTTATCATAATGAAAAAAAGGTGCAGCATTATCAAAATCACTTTTGAAAATATTATTATTCTCTTTTTTATTCAAATTACTCTTGCGTATTCCTTCTTTTCTTTCAACTATAAATCCAGATTTACACTTTTTACCACTAATTGGATGAGGATAATAACCATCTTTATTAATAAAGTCACAAGGATTCATATTATTAAGGTCTTGTATACTTATATGATGTGTTTCATCATTTTTTTCATTATTATTATTAATTGTCTCTAATTTTACCTTTTTACATTCAGGGCTTATACCACCCGCTAGTGAATTAACTATTGTAGCTGGATTTAAAACATTAGCATTTTCAAGAACACCAGGTATTAAACCACGCAATGAATCACTTTTAACACCTACTTGTGATAATACAGGTAAACTACCACTTGGTACATTATTAATATAAATATATCTATCAACATCTTCTTTATTGTCAACATCTTTACATACACTATTTGTATTAGAAAAAAATTTATTTCCTAATGGACCACCACCTGCTCTTGATGCTTTTGAATTACCAATTAATAGTAAATCAGCATAATTAACTAAACCATCTACATTTTTTACCATTTGACTTAATGTTCCTCTTGATGACAAACCTAACTCTTCTGGTGACTTTATATTTTCAACATAATTATAGTAACTTGGATCTATTTTTTTATTTTCATTCATATATATTATATTATATATTAGTAAAAAATTATAAACAAAAATTATTCTGGTTTTGGTGCATTATCAATTATATCTTGACCGGCTGATTCAGCATCATTTTTAAGATCCTCTAATCTGTTATTGATATCATCAATACCATCTTTATTTTTCGTTATATCTTTATTTACTTTATTCATCTTTTTTTTACTATTATCACTTTCTTCTTTTATCTTCTTATTTATTTCTCTAATATTTTTTTCAAGAATATGAATTTTTTTTCTATCAAATTCACTCATTGCTTCTATATTATTACCTTTTAATAATGAATAGATATAGTAATTTAAACTATGAAATAAATGATTCAATATTAATATTATAAAAAATAAACTTATAAAAAGTAAAATACCATCTTTTTCACCAACAACAATATTGTTTAACATGTATATATTTATATACTATAATAAAATGTAATATAAATATATTT